GTATACGAGCGGAGGGTGGTCACTTGCATACAGCGGGGGTGGGGGTACGGTGGGGTTAAACCCCGCGGCGTTTACACATGGGCACCCCGGCTGCAACCCGCATGGATGCTCGCTCTCCCGATACCCGTACCCTCCCCCTCTCGCGTCATGCCTTCTTCGCTACGCTGCCGAGGAGGCGCAGATGCCCTGCCAACTCTTTCCTCAACTGCTCCGCGGTGACTGGTGCCTGCTTCTGCTCGACGGTGTCGCGGAACATTCCCGCGGTGCGTCCCAGGAGTTCCAGAGCGCGGAGTCGGGTGTTTTCCTGCTTCCCGCCTCTGCTCAGAGCCACCAATGCCCTCCCCACATAGCGTCTGGTCGCCTGTACGTCATCAGCCAATGCCTCCTGGGTCTCTTCCCATCCTGCTTCGACCATCCGTTTAATCCGGGGGTCTTTCATCAGTCTGGTTGCTGCTGCTCCGATGGTGGATGTTTGGGCGTTGGTGTTGTTGTAGGCATCCCTGTAAGCCTGGACTCTGCTCTTCCCTTCTATGACACCCTGTGCAAACGCTATCTGTGCCTTTGTGAGTGGTCTGCTCCTTCCCTCTGCTATCCCTACGATCTGACCGTCTGCCCTTACTGGTGGACTGTCTGCGGCAGCGGCAGCCTGTTCCGCTTCGCTGATCTCCTGGCCATCGTCTGCTAGTGCTGCGAGACGTTGGGCGATAGTCTCTTCGAGGGCAGCATCGTCCACCTCCCGCTCAACAGCGTCCCCGGCTTCGTCCAACATCCGCTCGTAGTCATCCCTGAGTACCCTGGTCATCGCGTCATCCCTTTCACCTGTACAGATTCCCATACTGTATGGGCATCCATGACTGTTCGCATTCTGCGGGTTCTCCCGGCCTCAGGTCAACCTTTCTGTGGATAAACCTGTGGACAACCTGTGGACAACCCTGTGGATAACTACGTTAGTGCTTGCTCACAAAAACCTGTGGATAACCTGTGCAAAGGTGGCAAGTCCGAGTTCTTTTCGGGCCACCCATACCTGACCCTCACCCCACACTTATCCACAACCTACTTGCCACTTATCCACAGACTTATCCACAGATTATGTTAGTGCCCACCAACCTCCAGGCAGGGCAACTATATAGAAATGTCTTCGAAACCAGTCTCTCCTCTGGGCATGGATGAATACCGTCCGACCACTACTGGATAAATACCCATCAGTGCTTACCCTTGTGCCGCTAGTGCTTGTGTAAACGGTCGGACTAGTGCAATAATCGGGATCACCGCAGCACGGTGCTGCTCAACCCGGAGACCCTGACCATGTTCCACGTTCCCGCCCACAAGAACACCCAGAACCCCCCTGCTCAGTTCCGCCCCTCTATTCGCACCGACATCCGGGTGCGTCCGCTCCTCAACGGTTGGAAGCACCTGTGGATTGCTGAACTGGTAGAGGAAGGAAAGGTGGTCTGGGCCGATTGCTATGGATTCGGCGCCACCCCGGAGCAGGCCCGGAGCGAACTGCTTGCAGTGCTTGCCGACTGACCAACCCCCGCTGCTGATCGCAGCGGTCTGGCTCGGGCCAGACCAGTGCGATCCCCGCACTTAACCGGAGACCCCCCATGAACGTGACTCAGTCCCCCGTCGCCACCCTGACCCAGGTCCTGCGCCTGCGTCTGAAGTCCGCCCAGGCCGACTTCGCCAAGAACAGCAACGCCAACAACTGGGACCGCACCCTGTGCGTCATGTTGGCATGGCAGCAGTGGTCCTATGCCACCCGCACCGCCGACCGTCATCACCGTTGGGACCTTGAGGGCATCGCCACCCGCGCCCTGTCCGACCGGGATGCCAACGTCTGCGACATCGTCGTGCGGGGCATCACTGGGCAATCGACCCGAGACATCCTCAGGGAGTTCGCCGCAGGCTAACCGACCCCCGCTGCGGTTGCAGCGGTCTGCCTCAGGGCAGACCAGTGTGACCCCGGAGACCTACCAGATGGAACCCATCTACGTCCGACTGCTGATTGCCCTGGCCCTGCTGATCATCTTCCTGATCTGCGGGTGGCTTGATTCCCGTGCCCGTCGCCCCTCCCAGGTGGAGCGGCGGGATGTTGAGGTGGAGTTTTTCGAGGCCCTGCGCCGCCACCGTTCCCGTTGATCTGTTTACACACTAGGAGAGAAACCATGAACCTGACCCATCCCCGCGACATCGCCACCTTCGCCACCTTCGCGGCCAACAATGCCGCCGAGGCCCAATGGCTCATGGACAACCATGAGCGCTCGGACTTCGCACGATCCCTCCTTCGCGGTCTGCTTCAATGGGGCAACCTGACGCCCCGTCAATTGGCCGCGGTCACCAAGTGCGCCGCCCCTCGCCCCGCTGCCCTGGCGGTGCAGGACGATGCCCTGCGTCAGTGCTTTGAGAGGGCAACGGCCAAGGGTCTGAAGCGCCCCGTGCTGCGCCTGGACTCCATCAAGGTCAGCCCTGCCCCCGCGACGGGCAAGAACCCTGGTGCCTTGTACGTCAAGGCAGTCGATGCCGAGGGCACCTACCTGGGCAAGGTCATGGGTGGATCGTTTACACGGTCGTTCGCCTGCTCCGACGATCAGGCCGCCCAGGTCGCGTCCCTGATGTCAGACCCCGCGAAGGCCCTGGACGCATACGGTCGGCGCACCGGGAACTGCGGGTGCTGCGGTCGCCCCCTCACCGCAGCCGAGTCGGTCGAGCGCGGCATCGGCCCGATCTGTGCCGAGAAGTTTGGCCTGTAATACCCGAGTAAACTGTGGGGGCTAGTGCTTGTTCAAACGTCGGCACTAGTCCTACACTCCACCCTGTTGTTCGCACCTAAACGAGGCACCGCCATGAACCAGACCCCCATCTTCCCGACCCGCGAGGAGTGGTTGCTCGCCGCCATCGCGGAGGTCAAACCCCTGTTTGACGCATCGCAGCACGTTCTGTCCGACCGCATCCGCGTCACCTGCGGGTTCCCCTCGACTGCCTCCCGCAGCGGCGCAGTCGGTCAGTGCTTCGCCTCTGCCGCATCGGCGGATCAGCACTACGAGGTCATGGTGTCGCCCGTTGTGGACGATCCCGCCGAGGTCCTGGCGATCCTCATCCATGAGTTGTGCCATACGTTGCCGGGGTGCATGAATCACGGCATCACGTTCCAGAAGGCCGCGTCCGACCTTTTCCTCGCCCCCGGTTGGTCGAAGGGTTGGAAGGCCACCGTTCAAGGTCCGACCTTCCTGCAAACCTACGGTTCGATTCTGTCGGGCCTGGGTGCCTACCCCCATGCCCACCTCAAGGTCGGGGCAACGAAGAAGCAATCCACGCGACTGCTGAAGGCTACCTGCCCTTGCTGCGGCTACACCATCCGAGTCACCAAGGTCTGGGCCGACAAGGGTCTGCCCGTCTGCTGCCTCGACGGCACCCAGATGACCCTGGCCTGATGCCCGTACCCTCTAGGAGAGAACAACCATGCAACCCTTTGAAATCGCCATCGAACTGGGCAAGTTGTCCGGTCCCGCCATCTACGCTGCAACGTCGGCCCTGCTGCCTGGGTCGCAGTCGAACGACAAGGCCGCCAACTGCAAGGTGCTGATGCATGCCATCAAAAACGGCACCATCACACTGTCCCAGGTGCAAAACCATACCTATGCCGTAACGCACGGCACCGTGATGCGTCCGGTCGCCACCTCCACGGTCATCGCGCCCGATCCTGCGATGGTGCAGTCGGTCCAGGCTAGTGCATCGGCGGCATCCCGCGCCGAGTCGGTGGCCCTGGAGGCTAAGGCCCTGGCCGATGCCCTCGCGCCTCAGGTCAAGTCGGTGCGTGACGGTCTGACCGGACTGTCCGAATCCATCATCAAGACCCAGGCCGAGGTTGCTGCGGCCCTGAGTGGCAAGGGGCAGAAGGCGGCAGTCGAGCGCACCATCGCCAAGGCAGTTGCCGAAGCGTTCGCGCCGATCCGCGCCGCCGCTGAGGCCAACGGCACCCAGGCCGAGGTTGCTGCTGCTGCTGCTGCCCCGGTGCGGCAGGACACTGCCCTGGCCGTGTTTGGGGTGGACATCCGCGACGTCAAGGGCAACCCCGTGATGGTCGATGTTTGGGATAACCCCGAGGCGCCCCAGGTCGATCCGTATTTTGTCTGGGGTGCCACCAACCTCGCGCCCCTGCTTGCGGCTCAGTCCATCCGCGCCAATGTGTGGATGGGTGGCGAGAAGGGCACGGGCAAGACTGAGACGGCGCGGCAGTTCGCCGCTCGGACGGGTCGTGCGTTTACACGGGTGAACTTCCACAAGTTCACGACCTCCGAGGAGTTCATCGGTGCGACGGGTCTGGTCAACGGCAATACCGTGCATGAGCCTGGGCCTGTGCTGCGGTCGCATTGCGGCACCCCTGGCGCAATCACCCTGCTTGATGAGATCACCCTCTGCGATCCCGGTGAACTTGCCACCCTTCATGCCCTGCTTGAGCCGAATGGGCGTGTAAACCTGGGCGGCAAGGTCTGGACCGCAGCCCCCGGTGCCCTGTGCTTTGTGGCCGACAACTCGGGCGGCAACGGTGATGCGTCGGGTCGCCATGCCGGGGTGCGCGTGATGAACAGCGCCCTGCTCGACCGTTTCGCGCTCAAGGTGCCCTTCACCTTCCTCCCTTTGGATCAGGAGGTGGCGGCAGTGTGCAAGCACACTGGATGCAGTGATGCCCTGGCACGTTGCGTGATGCGCGTCATCACGACTGCCCGGAACAAGGTGCAGAAGGGTGACATCGTGGACGCACCGTCGATCCGCCAAGTCATGGCATGGATTCGGTCGATGCCGATCCTGGGGGTGCGTCAAGCCTGGGACATCTCGGTGGCATCGGCGCAGCCTGCCGAATCTGTCCTGGCCCTGGAGGGCATCTATGCCGCCGAGGTCAACGAGGTTGAACTGCTGAACCTGCTGTAATAGCAATGCGGGTGTTGACACACTAGCACCCGTATTCGATAATCTGTTCGTACTTTGGAGCCGCAAATGCAAAACGATTCGTTCATCGTAGGTCTGTCCCGCCGCCCGTGGGTGTACGGTTGGGAACTGCGCCGCGCCATCACCGCACTGGTCGAGTCCATCGGTGCGAAGGTGCCGCGCAACAAGGTCAGCATCACGTTGACCTGGGCACCGATCCAGACTGCCTGTGTCAACGGCTCGGGCGATATGAAGTTGGCATCGGTGCGCGACGATGCCCAGGTGCCCCGCGCCCTGTTTTTGAGGTACGTCGGGTTTGTTGTGCATGAGGTGCTGCACCTCGTTTACACCGACTTCACGGTGCGCGGCAACGGTCAGTACCTCGACCAACTCCACAACGCGGTGGAAGATGTTTGGATTGAACGCCGGGGCATTGCCGACCAGTTCACTGGCAACATCCAGACGATCCTGGCCGACCTGATGGACCAGATGGTTGCTGAAGCGATGGATGCGGTGCAGGACTGGACCGATCCCGCCCAGTACCCGTTCGTTCTGGCAGTCACGGGTCGGCGCTACGGTGCCAAGGTCCCGGTGGCCGAGGGCCTGGGTCCCATCTTCGATGAGGCATCGCGCCGCATCGATGATGCCAAGTCATCCCGCGACACTCTGCGGATCGCTCAGTGGGTCTATGACCAACTGAAGGGTCTGCCAAAGGATCAGGAGAAGAAGGGCAAGGGCAAGCCGCAGGGTGACAACGGTGCCGATAGCGGCGATGGTGACAAGGCAGCCGATGGTCAGGCCACCCCTGGCAAGGCCACCGCGCCCAAGTCATCCACGGTCGCGGCCAATCCTGAGCCGAGCCTCCAGATCGAAGACGGCATGGGCGGCGCATCGATCCCGGATCACGGCATCTCTGCGGACGGCACCTACCTTTCGTCCAACCCGCGGCGCGAAGTCGAGGCCGCGGTCCCGGCGAAGTTGCGCTACGAGGTTCGTCGCCTGTTCGATAACAGCAGCACAACCCTGTTCAGCCCAGGTCGCCGCTCCGGTTCGCTCAACGTGCGGTCCCTGCATAAAGTCTCAATCGATGACCGTCTGTTCCAGAAGCGCGAGGACCTCGACGGCATCGACAGTGCGGTCAGCATCGTGCTCGACGTTTCCGGCTCTATGTGTGATCGGCTGAATCAGTCCTGCAATGTGGCCTATGCCCTGGCCGACTCGCTGATCAGTGCCGAGGCCCAGGTCGAGATCGTACTGTTTGGGTCGAGCGCAGCACGGGCTATGCCCTTCTGCTCCAACAAGGCCAAGGCAAAGGATGTTCTGAGCCGCGTTCACCTGGGCGGCGGCACCAATGACCGGATGGCAGTTCGAATGGCCCTGGATCATCTGCTCCTGCGCCAGGAGCGCCGCCGAGTGATGTTCGTCATCACTGACGGTCAGGGTTGTGTGCATGACGTCAACCTCATGTGCCAATCCGCAATGGCACTGGGCATCACGGTGATTGGGGTGGGTATCGGGTGCGATGTCAGCACTTCGTATCCGCAGTCGGTCACCGTTCACAACGTGAGCCACCTGGGCCAAGTGGTGTTCCGCGAAATCAAATTGGCCGCTTAATCAACTGGAGAGAGATCATGGAAAGCATCAAGAACCTTGCCTTTAAACGTGCTCTGGCGATGCTCGACGCATCGGGCAGCAAGTACTTCATCATCGATCCCGAGGGGGTCGAGCACAAGAACGTGGACTTCGAAGTGGTGCAGAAGAAGCGCCAACGTGTGGTGTCCCGCCCCTATGGGGCGATGGTCGGCTACTACAAGAAGTTCCTCGAAACGGTGGAGCCGGGGGGCTACACCAAGGTCCCGGCGACCTCGGAGTTCACCTTGCAGGAACTGCGGTGCGGAGTGACCGCATGGTGTACCGCGAACTGGGGGAGGAAGACCTACATGAGCAACACACGCGAGGACGGCATCGAAGTCCTGCGCCTGGACATCACTGAGGGGGCCTAATCATGTTCACTGAACGCGACAAGAAACTGGCGGAGAGGATTATCTACCTGTCCACCATCCCGGTCCATCAGCAGGAGGTGACCATCGAATCCCTGAACGAGGACAACGATGCCCTGTGCATCAAGGTCGGGTTGCAGGTGCAGCAGCAGGGCAAGATGTTTGTCGTGTTTGAGCCTGTTTACACGGCAGCAACCCGGTGCGAACCGGAGGACATCGACTACAGGGTTGCGGGGGTGTTTGGTCTTTTGGAATCAGCACTGAAGCACTGCTGCACCCTGTACATGGAGACCGAGATCGACAACCTGTTGCAGGCAGACGCCGAGTACGAGGCGCACTGCAACCCCATCACCGAGGAGATGTAAACATGGACATCGATACTTACATCAACATCGTCAGCGATAGCCGATACACGCTCGGCGGGATTCGGTATCTCATCAATGGCACCGATCCAGACATCGAATGGGGCCGTCCGTGGAAGGAATCTCTACGGTCTGAATACGAGTACTGGGTAAAGCGGCATGGGGTGGCATCACTGCCCGACGTCCATATCGCCATCCGCCCGATTGGGTTCTGGAGTGATGTCATCACCCTCCGCACCCGTGCGCGATATGGGTGCCCGACTGAGGTTGATCTGAGTTGGAGCACGGGCGGAATCGATCCTAAGGAGGAGTTCGACATCAGCAGATCGGCAATGCATTTTTCATGCGCCCTGACTGCGGCGGCACAGACCCGATCATCCATGCTGTTTCGGATTCGTGCGGCAGAGCAAGCCGCAAAACAAACCACTGAGGTGTAAACATGAACTGGGAAACATTCTGCCGCCGCACCAACGATCCGAAACTGTCCGTGATTGAGCGGATGCTGACCGAGCGAGGGATCGCGCATCGTCGCAACGGTGAATCATTTCATGCGCCGATCCTTGAGGTGGACAGTCAACAAGCCGACAAGGCATGGGCAATGCTCTCCGAAACGATTGACGGCAGGGAACTGGACGAGATACCTGACAACGATCCCATTTTTTACTGAGGTGTAAACATGAACAGCACTCAAGTCGAAGCACTGCTTTCCCGCCGCGTCGGCGTGAACACCGAGGGCGATCCGGTCTGGATCGTCTGGCGTGAGGGCACCGCATGGGAGCCTGAGAAGGACAAGACCTTGAACATCACGGTGGGGGTCGGTGCCTATCAGCACACTACCCTGACGGCCAAGCAAGCCCGTGATCTGGCGATCAACATTCTCGACATGGTGGGGGTGTAAACATGAAGTGGAACCATCGCATCGTCCACATGAACGAGGGCTATCCTGAGGAACCCTGGTGCGAGGTGCAGGAGGTGTACTACCGTGATGATGGGACCATCGCAGGATACTCAAAGCCCTGCCTGGGTTCTGAGTATCCCGGCCAGATCATCGCCCTGCTTGAGCGGATGCTTGATGACATCAAGCGCAATCCTGATGTTGTCGGTCCCTTCCGCGCCGACGATCAATCCGACGAACCCAATCCTTTCTGAGGCGAAGCATGAAAGACCATGTATCCAACCTGACCGTCGTGATGGAGTTCCTGCTCGACGCCTACAGCGCCAAGCACGAGGACTGTGATTTAAATGATGTTCTGTCCGCGGTCGCACTCATGTTCATTTCGTTGTGCAAGCAACACGATGTTTCACGCACCACGATGCTTGGTGGACTGAACCAGATGTACGAGGACATCGAAAACGAGAGGGCGCACTGATGAACGACAAGCGCATCGAATCGGGGACCATGATGGCAGTCTATGTCGCGGTCTACATCCTGGCCGTTGCGGTCATCCTTCTGGACCTTCTTGTGTGGAGACCCTGGTGATCTACGCAGTGACGCACCATGACCCGACCTTCCTCAAAGAAGCCTACAAACACTCCGACATCGAACTGATCAACCATGAAGCGTTCGTCCCCCCAGGCCAGAAATACCTCACCTGGGACGGGCAGTGGAGACTGTGGAAGATGCTGCCCGAGAGGGTGCCGATACCGCAGGGTAGATACCAGACGCTGAACGCCGCGCTGTTCTACTCCAAGCGATAACAATCCAAGCGATAACAAGGGACCCTCGGGTCCCTTTTCTTTTGTTATCTATTTTGTTTGTTGGTGCGTTTACACGGGGTGGCTCACGGGATGAGCCTGCTGCTTTTATACCTGCGCCGGGGCGTAGGTATAAAAGTCCCCCAAATTTGATATGCGTGTAAACGGTATGGCCGGAGAGGCCCGCCGGAGCGGGCGTAAGAATTTTTACGGTGATGTTTAAAAGTTGTCGAGGTTCTCCGAGTACGTCCCGGCGATCTTGTTGAAGATCAGGGTTGTCTCGCCCTGAGTACCCACCCAACGGTATCGGCACTTCCAGACGGCGATCTCGACATGGTCCACCTGACGGTGGACGGTGACCCCGCAGTCGGCCTTTGCCCACCATGCCATCGACCCGCTGATGGACATCCCGTCCGGTCGGGGTTGCTCCACCCCTGCCCGTTGAATCTTGGATGGGTGGGCGATGAAGAAGGTGTGGACCTCATGCGCCTTGCAGAACTTCTGGACCTTGGTCAGCATCTGACTGATCGCGTCGGTCTCGGTCGTATTCTGTCGGTCCAGTTCAATGTAGTTGTAGGGGTCGATGACCAACCCGCGGACCCCCATGCGTTTAACTGCCCCACGCGCGCGCATGAGGATGGAGTCCAGGGTGTTCGGTTCTTCCCCGTTTGAATCGATGAAAAGGAAGTGGTCCTGCACCCACCGGAATGCCTGCTCCTTCTCCTGCTCGGTCATCCTGCTGTTGCCCTGGAAGAAGCGCCGCTTGGTGTAAATCTCCATGAGCCTGGAGATATGAATCTCGGGTTGGTTCTCAAACGAACAGATGGCGAACTTCCAATCGTGGTCCCTGGCAAGGTTGACCATGATCTGGTCCACGAAGTTGCTCTTGCCCGATGATGGGTATCCGGTGATGACGCTGAGTTGTCCCGGCGCAATCGTGTAAATGGTGTCCAGGGATGAATACCCGGTGGAGAAGCCCTTGCCTGACCCGCGGCTGAAGAGATCGTTTAACCGCTCCGCGTAGGTGCTTGCGTCGGAGAGTCCCGCGATGGGATAGGGCTGCGCCTTGTCGAGGATGTCCTTGACCGCCGCGGCAGCGAGACCAGTTCCCTCCCGAGAAGGGTCGTTGAAGACTTCGTTCAGGTCCTTGGCTTCAAACTTGGCTACGCGACATTTCTCCTTGCCTATGCGTCTTGCGAGTTCTTCTGCCAACGCTTGACCGGGGGAGTCCTGATCAGTGGCGAGGATGACGTAGGGGGCCTTCTCCAGTACCTCCCGCGCATTCCATACGAAGGAAAACTTCTTGTCCTCCGAGGGCAGGACCTTGCCGTCTGCCACCTTGACCGGAGCGCCGCCTGGGACCGACAGGACGTTTTCCACTCCCGCTTCGTGAAGGGTCAATGCATCGATCTCACCTTCCACGATCACGATGGGCTTGTCGGGTACGACATTGTCCAGACCGAAGAAGTCGTGCGCCCCGCCTGACTCCTGTGTGAAATCCTTCTCCGGGAAGGATCGGTACTTCACTCCAACCAACGCACCGTTTCGGAAGTACGGGAACCCTATGCAGTCTGCCTCCTTGTTTAGACGGGCAAACCATTTACGCCCCGCAAACAGTTTGTACTTGTCGGCTGTCTCTTTCGAGATGCCCCGTGTCAGGAGGTAGTCGTAGTGACTGGACTGGAGTGCGCTCTCCAGAATCTTGGGTTGCGGGACTGCTGACAATTGATACTCCTTGCGTTGCGGTTGGACTGACCCACTGGAGTCACAGTGGTGGCAGTAGTACAGAACAGCCCCATCCGGCCTGCGGGTGAGGGTCATTTCTTTTAAACGGGATTTCTTCCGCTCAGAAGAACAAAAGGGACACTGCACTCGGGCAGTATCCCCATCGAAATCATCAAACTGAAGGTTCATTGCAGTGAGTCAGAGGGCATCTGAAGACGGAGGTGAAACCGGATCAGTTCGAATGCCCTGAAGACGCGATCCGACTCCTCCAGTACCTCAAGGGTCTCTTGCCTTGTGAGGGACTCCGGGTCATCTCTGAGTGTGATCAGTTTGGGTCCCAGGTTCTCAAGCCTGATGGTCCACTCACGGACCAACTCCATCACTTCCGTGGAGGGTCGGCTCACTTCATGCTCCCGTCAGGGTTGCGTTTAAAACTGCGGTTCTTGGATGGAGCCTCAAGACGTATACCGTCCTTGTTGCTGCCACCCTTGGACAGGGCCTTGACATGACCGACATCCTTGCCCGTGCGGTCAACGCCCTTCTTGTCCAACGACCGACGCGCCCGTTGGCGCTCCATCCGTTTGTCGTGCTCACCACGCTCTACCTGGGTCTTGTACTCTTGTTTGTAGTTCCTCTTGAGCATCGGCATGGTTGTCTCCTGATCGAAGGATCGTAGATGGTTTGGTCTGCCTGATCAATCCGGGTCAGAACGGTTTGAACTCTTTCAATGGAAAGACTGCCGTTGGCTCCGTGTCCTGCCAGTCATTCCTGTCTACCCTGCCCCACATCACGATCTCAAACCGTTCCTGTTTAACCTCTCGCCAGTAAATTTCATCCCCGAAGGCCACGGCCAACAGGAATGGAAGGCCAGTCACTCGACTCAACTCAAGTCCTGCCATGACCTTGTGCAGGGACAGTTTGATGTCCTGCTTCTTGGCCCGACACTTGATCTCAAGCCACGCCTTCACTTTGTCATCCTCGGAGGTCAGTGCGTAATCCAACTGGTAATGCAAGGGCAACTTCCACCACTCACAGTGCCACCTCTTGCACAGGGCATCGATGACGGTCTGTTCAGCCTCCCGATCTTTCGGGGTTTCATACAGTCTTCTGAGTGAGGTCATACAGGTTAGATCACCAAAGACTCCCCCTACCCCAACACTAGTGGGTAGCGGGAGGATCACCACCCCCGAAGGGGCACTGTCATGTGCCATCGCTGACACCCCCGAGCCTGACAGTACGACTAGCCCCACGGATTGTTCGGGAACTGCCCCCTAGTCCGAAGACGTACCGTGTCGCGGTTTCCTTCCGAGCAGCCCCACTTGCGGCCCTTGCTGTCGTGCGGAGTACGGGCGAAAAAAAACCGCTAAGACAGACCCCGGTGGCAACAATCCTTTTAGTGGAAGGATGTCCCCTTGCGGGGTCGGAGTCTGACTTAGCGGTTCTTCCTGCTTGTTGCCACACGAGCAGGTGTTCGCACTTTAATCCAAGGGACAAGACCTTGTCAACACCCCCTGATTGGGTATGATGACGAAGACAGGTTCACGCCTGTCTCTCTCCTAGTTCATGTGAAGACATGTTGGCCCCGCTTCTTGCGGGGCTTTTCTTTGGGCGGGAGAGTCTCAATGATGATCTCTGACCGCGGGTTCTCCTTGTCCAGGCCCCAGAAGATGTGCTTCTCCTTGACCTGCCTGTCGTTTACATAGGCCACCCCCTGCAAGAGGTCGAGGATCAGGGACTCATCCAGATCAGGACGCCGGGAGGCATAGAAGATGCGGATCGTGATCCGTACATCCTGATCGATCAGCGGGCTGACCGGCGTGGCCTGCGCTTTAAACACATCCGAGTACGTCAGCGCCTTCTTGCTCTTGATGAGCCGTGAGATGCCGCCGATCCTGGCGATCTTCCTGCTGTTGGCCTTGGATGCAGGCTCACCACAAATAACGAACACAAGTGCTTGCGTTCCGTTCCAGATGGTGCTATCGTCTGTTCCCATGTTCCACAACCAACCTTTCAACCGCACATGAAAGTGACCAACAAGTTCGGTGTCCCAGAGACACTGGTGACGTTGGCGACCCGCGAATACTACAGTAAGGGTGGCTCTCAGTACAGCGCCACCGAGTTGCTGTCACCTCCGCGGGTTCGCCGTTTGCGCGAACAATACAGCAGCGAGATTGAGACTGATGTGACTGATCTGATGTGGCAGATGCTTGGCTCTGCCCTGCACGTTGTGATGGAGCGTGGGCAGACCGATGGTCATATCACTGAAGAACGCATCTATGCCGAGATCGACGGTGTCACCGTGTCGGGTCAGATCGATCTCCAGTCTGAAGAGATGGGCGGCGTGGTCATCACCGACTACAAGTTCTGTTCTGCCTGGGCTGTGATGAATGAGAAGCCCGAGTGGGAGCAGCAACTCAATGTGTACAAGTGGTTGGTCGAGACGGTCAAGCGCAAGAAGGTCGTGGGCCTTCGCATCTGCGCCCTGATCCGGGACTTCAACCGACATGAGAACCGGGAGAACTACCCCGCCGCTCCGATCCAGATGATCGACATCCCCATGTGGCACAGCGTGGATGCCGAGGTGTTTATACGCAATCGGCTCAACATGCATCGGGACGCCAAGGTTGCCCATGATCTGGGAGACGCACTGCCCGAGTGCTCCCCTGAAGAAAGGTGGCAGTCAGAAACCACCTACGCAGTGAAGAGGGAAGGCAGGAAGACTGCCATCCGTGTGTTCAAGACCATTGAAGAAGCCAACGAACTGGCAGAGAAGGAAAAAGGCTATGTCGAAACCCGCCCCGGCGAACCAAAGCGATGCACCGGAAACTACTGCGGAGTCTCCGCATGGTGTGAACAGTACCAAAGGAGCCTCAATGCTTGAGCACGAACTCCTGAAACTGGATGTCTCCGGTTTCACTGAGAAGAAGCAGGGCCTGACCTATCTGTCATGGGCACACGCATGGGCACACGCCCTGCGGGTTGATCCCACTGCCAACTTCAATGTCCGCTCCTTCGATGGCAAGGCGTACATGGATGTAAACGGCACGGGCTTGGTATGGGTCGATGTGACCATCGGCGGCAGGACCCGCACCTGTTGGCTCCCCGTGATGGACTACAAGAACAAGGCCATCACCAACCCGGACGCCTTCCAAGTCAACACCGCCATCATGCGCTGCCTGACCAAGTGTCTTGCCATGTTTGGCCTGGGGTTGAACGTGTATGCGGGTGAAGACCTTCCTCTGTCGTTTGAACAGGACAAGGAAGAGAAGAAGCCCGAGCCGAAGGCCGAGCAGAAGCCTGCCAAGGACGATCCTGAGATGGAGTCCATCGTCCTGACCGCCGACCTCCTGATCACCTACCTCGACGTTCAGAGGACCGAGGCAGACCTCAAGTCCTACTGGAAGTCCAATCAGGAGTTCATCGACAAGTTGAAGGTCAAGTCCCCCGATCTGTACGACATCGTTCGTCAGAAATTCACTGAAGCAAAGGAGAAGGCAATTGCCAGGTAACACCAACACCAACCACGCCCTGTCTGTGAGCATCCCCGTCTTTGAGGGCCTCACGCAGGTTAGGAAACAGATGGAGGCAGAACTGGGTATCAAACTGTCCTTCACCCAGGTCATCGGCCTTTTGATCAAGAACTTCAAGGAAGCAAACAAGTGAGTACGTTTGAACAGCGTAAAGACAGCGGTCGCCTGATGGCATCTCAATCCAAGCGGTCGGAGAAGTCTCCCGACTACTGGGGTGAGATCGCCATCGATGTGAAGGACATGACCAAGGTCCAGAAGACCGAGGACGGGTTGTACGTCTTCAAGATCAACGGGTGGAAGAAGAAGAGCAAGTCGGGCGTGACCTACTTGTCCCTGGCCGTTGATCGTTTCATCCCGAAGGAGGAACCCAAGCCCTCCCGTCGTGATGATGACGATGAAGATGTCCCTTTCTGAGGTGCGGCATGGCGCTTCAATTTGAGGCCAGGAAGGTCGCACTGAAGCAGGACCGCACAGGGTTCATCCTGACCCTGTGCCTGCACCCTGACGAAATCCCTGAAGAACTTCTCCGGGACTTCGTTGGGGCGCGGTATGCCTGCGCCTTTGTACGGATTCAGGATGATGAGTCCGCCACGCCATACAACAACCGAGTCCAGAAGGCAGCAATCCTGTGTAAACGGGAGACGTTCTGGTGGTTCCTTGGCTCACCTGAGTCGGAAGAAGGGGCCGCCACTACCCTTTGCCAGTTTCTTGGTATTGAGTCACGCGCTGAACTCAACGGCAACAAGAGGGCACAGGAAGCGTTTGATGACTTGGTTAAACGATACGAGAAAGTCAATGACCCCTTCTAAGAAACCACTGAAGCCTTTCATGGCTTACATCGATGAGGGGCAGTACGCCCGAATGCGGAAGTTCTCGACCAAGACCCGTGTGCCCATGAGTCAACTGATCCGAGAAGCCATCGACATGAGGATCGCCCCCAACGCGCCCTACATCGATGGGTTTAACGCAGGACTCCAGAAGGCCATGATCATCGTGTCAAGCAACAAGGCCGCGGAGATGCGGTTCCCGTCCGGTCGGTCGTTCGCTGAACTCATCAACGAGGACCTTGAGAACGCAGAAATGGAGGTGAACAATGAAATTGACGGGGCAGAGGAATCAGTGTCGAACGTGTAGTCGGTACTTCAATTCCAACGCCGCATTCGATAAACACCGCACGGGCGATCACGGTGTAAACCGTCACTGCATGACGGACGAGGAAATGATCGCCAAAGGGATGGTCTTGCGGCCTGATGGATTCTGGCGCGGCGAGGCCATGATTGGTTACAGAGAAGAGGAAACCCAATGAAGCACATTCTTTCCGTACTTGCGATCTGTGTGTCTGCCATGACTGCCCCCGCCAAGGTGGAGGCTCGGGCCGGGACCCTGGTCAGTTGCGACTTCATCCAGACCCGTGAGGGTGGTCGGTATGTCGGCACCTACTGTGCTGACTACCAATGCACCTATCACGTTCGTCGGGTGTTTACATCGTACTGCCCGTACAGCATCTGATGAAGTACCCCTGCTACACAACGAAGACAGGGCTGCGGATCGGGTGTGCGTACATGCCACCCGTCCGTCAGATGACCAACGAAGAGATACGGATTCAATCGATGCTTCTTGATAGCAAGCCCAGGCGGCTGAGTCTGGGAGTGGTGTCATGCATCTGTTTACTCCTTGTCATCTCAATTGCCTGGATTTCAAAACCATGAGAAGGCTCAATGAGTTGTTGTTTTCGCTGTGGCTGTTGGCCGTGATGATCTTGGCCTTCATCGCACCCTTCGTGATGTTGGGGATGTTGGTGGCCTACTTTTGGGGGGCAGTATGAGTGAGGCCCTGCGCTTGGCTGATGCGCTTGAGCGCGACTGGCACACAGGGGAGCGCGTAAATGTTGTTGCCGAACTGCGCCGCCTTCATGCGGTGAATGAAGAACTGTTGGAGGCGTTGATATTGATGCTTGAGGATGCACGCCATGACCGCGTGACGATTGAGGTGTTCAATCAAGCATCGAACGCCATAGAAAAGGCAGGGGGTGCAGCATGACAACACTACGAGCCGCCGCCGAGCGGGCGATTGAGGCGTTGGACTTGCTTGCCAAGTCTGAACACCCGGCAACCAATTTCACTACAAAGAGTGGTGGTCGAATTTATCCACACAAAGTGGCTGTTGATGCAGGAGTCGCCCTGCGCACCGCACTGTCGGAGCCTGAGCAGGACGAGCACGACCTGACCACCGTTTACATGGCGGGAAGGATGGATGAGCGGAAGGCGCAGCGCACGGAGCCTGTGCAAGATGACACCGCCCTGCTGCGGCAGTGCATGGAGGCTTTAATCAACACCACAGCACCAAAAGATTGGGTATTGATTAAGGCCCTGCGCGAACGCTTGAAGGAGAGCACATGACCAACGGCGGCCCCGCGTTTCCTGTGCCGATGTTTAGCGTAGGCCACGCAAAGTACGAAGCACAACAGCAAGGACTCAGCCTGCGCGACTACTTTGCCGCCAAGGCGATGCAGGCTTTGCTGACGCGCAAGCCCATGTCCGGCGCTGAACAGGCGCGGGAAGCGTACATCGTGGCAGACGCCATGCTCAAGGCAAGGGGGCAGGAATGACCAAGGAAGAAGTTATCCACATCAAAGCGGCCAACTACGCCAACGACCTCAAGAAACAATTTCTCCAGAAGGTCAAGGAGGGGGCCATTGAACCTCGCACCAAAGAGATGGAGGGGTGGATATGGATGGCCCAATACGAAGGCTACAGAGATGCCCTGCAAGACTTGTTGAAGGAGTTTAAGCAAGAGCCAGTGGCCTGGATGGATAAACAAGTCACGCCGGAGGATCAATCAGTCAGGCTCACCGCATTCAAAGAAGTGGCAGAGGCTTGGGAGTTTTCAGTTCCGCTTTACATCCGGCCCGTCTTGGATGCAACACTGTTGGCGTCTAAACAGGGCGCACTCAAAGACAGGGGAAAGAAATGACGAAGGAAGACATCATCCGCATGGCGCGGGAGGCGGGTTTTACAGATGCCGACGAAAAAGGCGTCTGGATCACAGACGGGTACTGGACGGAGGAGATGGAACGCTTCGCCGCCCTTGTTGCCGTGCAAGTCGAAGCAACATGGCAAAACAGATACCTGAAGTTGATGGATTTGATGCAGATACGGGAAGGCCAACCGAACAAGCCATGCTGTCTAGCCGAGCGTGAAAAGTTTGAGAAGTTGATTGACGAACTGACCAACAAGTCTCTGCATGCACAGTTAAACGCAGTCGCTGCCGAGCGTGAGGCGTGTGCGAAGGTGTGTGAGAGGCAGTGGGGCATCGACGGGCAACACACCGCAAACGAATTCGCCGCCGCCATCAGAGCAAGGAGCAAGGAATGACTGAAAAGACAAACAAGATTACGTTTGCACCAGGGTGCTTTGATAACTTCGACGGCACTCAGGACGAACTTGACGAACTCATCGCCCAGATCAAGAAGATGGTGGAGGACGGAACCCTGGAAGAGAACGCCACCCCGCTCACTCCCGAAGAGGAGGAGTTGATGTTTCAAAAAATGAACCAGAGGAAAGAGCGGCAATGAACCCCATCACCATCGCCTGCGTTTACCGCACACAGAAGGTGTATGGGGCCTACAAAAACCCCACATACTCACCCGAGTATGTGGAGAAACTCAAGCGCGGGTTTGAGCGACACCTTCCTCTGCCTCATCAGTTTGTCTGCCTGACTGATGCGCCCTTCTCCGACTACTGCATCCCGCTCCTGCATGACTGGCCTGGATGGTGGTCCAAGATTGAACTGTTCCGTCCTGGCCTACTGACCGGACGGGTCTTGTCCGTGGACTTGGACACCGTGCTGCTTGGTGACCTGTCTGCCCTGTTTAACCATGACGAGAGGCTCGTGATGATGCGGGATCGGTCCTTCGGGGTTCCCAACTCGTGCCTGATGTACTGGGACACCGACAACTCCCACATTTACACGACCTTCTTGGAAGCCCCCGAAAAGCACATGCACACCTTCAGGTTGGGTGGGCACGGCAGTCAGTTCGGGGATCAGGGGTTCATTGAGATCGTGCAGCGTGGCAGGCCCATCGCCATGTGGCAGGACATCCTGCCTCCCGGCTCCCTGGTCCACTACAACAAGGACATCCACAAAACCTCGGATTGGAAAGACCGCAGCAAGGACGCGATCCTCTGTTGGTGGTCTGCCACGCCGAAGCCCCGCGACACGCAACATCCTCTTGTTCTGGAGAACTGGGTATGAAACACATTGAACTACTTCAGCGGTGCCATGACCTTCTCCGCAAGGTCGATACGGTGACCCCTGAAGGACGGGTTACGCCTGACGGTGACCGCCTCGCCAAAGACATCAACGACTACCTCAACCATGTCAGCAGTCACGCTCATGGCTGTTGGTCATGGGGGCCTCAGCACTACATGTGCGCCTACGAACACATCAAACAACTGGAGAGAGAACTTGCCAACCTCAACGACTAAGCCGTGGGGCGCAACGGTCGCCAGGATCGAACTGGCGATTAAACAGCATGGCCCCATGACGAGGGCTGACCTTGAGCGTCACCTGGGGATGACCAAGGATCAGTTCGGCGGTTGTTTAACCCGCATGACCAGGGACCTGCCACTGGCCCCACAGCGCATCCATGTTGCGTCGTATGTGTATGACCAAGAGGGTCAGCGTCGATACCCTCGGGCTGTTTACGCCTACGGTCCCGGAGAAAACAAGCCCAAGCCGAAGGCTGATACAAAGAAGAACCGGATGCTGTACTACAGGCGAAGCCTCAACCGCATCCGCAACGCTTCTGTATTTAACCTTGGGCTGCGCCGGGATGACATCCGGCAGATGAAGAAAGATGTTTTCTCTTCCTCCGTACACATGGGACAAGGATCGTGAACTCTGTAAAAGATGTAAACATTACCGAGAGCGCGTCGAGGATGATCGATACAACTCAAGAGCATTGGTCATGCTCTGCGCCGTCAACCCGTACAAAGGCCGGGGCAAGATCGGAACATGCGGTGACAACCGCAACCGCGGCCCGTGTGGAAAAGAAGGCCGTTTGTTTGAAGCCATCGGACCCGTACCCGACTTGGCCGTTTACACAGATAGAACCAAAGTCACTGGCCCGGTGGTGCAGGAAGAACGTCAAGTCGGTGTATCAGATTGAGGAGGCTCTTCTGTGAACTACAGAAACCAGTACCTCCTTGAAGCGGTAAGGGGGTCTGCCTGTCAGCACTGCGGAACGCAGGACGGCACCATCGTCGCCGCGCACTCAAATCAGTTGCGCGACGGGAAGGGCAAGGGCATCAAGGCCCACGATTACCGGATCGCGGCCCTGTGCTTTAAATGCCACTACAGCATTGACCAGGGTTCCGCCCTGACCAAGTCAGAGCGACAGGACATGTGGGAGGCCGCTCACAGGAAGACCATCGGGTGGCTGTTTGAACAGGGCCACCTGATGCTCATCAAGTGATCAAGAGGTCTGCTTCTTCAGCATCTGGATGTTCGATGTCATCTGGTTCTCAATCTGGGTGATTGCCCGGATGAGGTCCCGCTTGGCATCGGCATCCATCGGCAGACTGCGGACCATGTTCTTGGTGTCCCGGTACTGCTTCATGGTCTTCTCAAGGTCGAGGATGTAGTCCTTGAACGCGAACATCTTGATGTTCTCCGACATGTACTGACCGTACTGTTCGAAGTTCATGCTGCGCTCAAGGAGGTTGGCCGTCCGGGTTGCCTCATCCACCGAGTTCTTGAGATCGTAGTACGCCGTCACCTGACCACGAGCGTCAGGGTCCAGGGCGAAGCGTTTAACCACGGGCATTTGCTCGAAACGCTTACTGGCCTTCGGGTTGTCGGTGTGCATGTCCCACACGGCATCGATCACATCAGACATGTACTGCCCGATGGTTCCCGTGTATCCCTTGATGATCTGGTCGATCTTCATGGGGGACATGTTTAACGCTCCACCCAGGCCCTCTGCCAAGCGTGAGGTGCCGGGGCCAACCTGATACCCAGGAGCCACCCCCTCCAACCCTTGTCCCACGATGGGACGGAAGGTGAAGAAGGAGAAGTTGGTGGTGGCCTCAACCAGGGGCAGGATGGTCTGAGGAATCGGGTTTACAGCAAGGGTGCTCGCCAGATTCCGGGCCATCGACTTTGTGAAGTCCTTGGCCGTGTCATCCCCAAGGGTCAGCGCAGCGATCCGCTCAGGGATCACCTTGAACAGCACACCCACTTCGAACGGGATGGGGATACGAATGCCCAGTGAGGGGAAGAGCCAGTTGTTGTCCCTGGTTTCCTGCTCCTGACGCTTGTACTCCTCATCGTCGTGGGTGAGCATCCAGTACATCGTGGACAGGGCTGCGATGGTCATGCCCCGCACCCAGAATGCCCTTTGGATTTCCTTTGCGTTCTTGGTGGCGTTCTTCCCGAATCCTGCCCGGTACAGAACGTCTAAACCCTGCATCCGTGCGTTGAGGAACGGAATGGCCGCGGTCGCTACACGGACGATGGGGTTGTTGCCCTTGCGGTTGAAGTTCATCACCTCAAGCGCACGGAACAGTGCCTCGGCTTCGTTGCCCGTTTCCTTCAGGGTGGACTTGTAAACCTCAATCCGGGTAGCAGCGTCAGAAGCCTGCGTTCCCTTCTCCAGGCCCTCCCACAGGTATGTAAACGGGCGCATGGCCTTCTCGCCCGCCGTTGGCTTCCCACCTGCGCGGCGCAGTTCCTTGCCGAACTCCTTGGCCGCTTCCTTCGTGCCCTGTGAGTAGTCGTACCCTCCGATGATGCCTGCCATCTGAAGGATGTTGAACTCGGGAGACTGACCCGCCAGGGTCTTGGTGAAGTTGGCGAGCGTGGCCGTAATCGGTGTCATGTTTACACCGCTCGTAGTCCACGCAGCCAGAGAGTCCCGCATCATGTTGGCGAGCATGAAGCCGGGGTCCTTGGTCACAAGGTTCCGCAGGACGTTGGCCGGGGCGGCAAGCAACCCGATAAACGGCAGATCAGGCATACCCAGAGACTTGATGGCCTCAATGAAGAGCATGTCCGAGGTGTCGTAATAGACCTTCTCGCCGTCCTCCAGAACGTAGAAACTGTTGATGGGGTCAGGGGTAGCGCCCTTAGGCACCTTGTCCACCATCCGAACATCCATGCCCACATCAGCGGCGCGACGGGCAGCAATGTTCTTCACCCCTGCCTGAACAGCAGCCTGGGTGTTGCGAACCATGTTCTCAAGGAAGTCCCCAAGCGGGTCCTCACCGCCCTTGAGTTTGCGGGGTTGTTTAACCGCAGCAATGGACTGGAAGATGCGCGGCCCGACAGCATCATCATCACCCTGAATCTGGCGATAGAAGGGCAGGTAGTCACCATGCTTGGTGAACTCGTATGCCTGCTTGCGGCTCAGGACCCCGGTATCCACCATGAACTCAACCAGAGCGTCGTTGTAGGCGTTCCATTCCTTCTGAATCTTTTCGAAATCAACCCCGTCCTTCAGGAACTGCTGACGCAGTTGTTCAGCCTTCTGGATGTCGGCCTTTTCGAACAGACGCTCCTTGACCACCTGCCCTTGGGCGTTGGTCATCCACTTCTCACCCCGTTTAACGCCTGCCCAGAATTGGTAGTACTGATAGGCCATAGGATCGCCGTACTTCGCCAGGGGGGCGAAGATGGCAAGCGGTCCCTTGATGGTGTTGTTCTTGTTGGAGACGGTCACATAGCCGCGCTCCTTGACTGACCCGCCAACCTTCTTGGCGAAGGCTTCAGCAGCACGGCGGTCAGTGATCTTCCCGCCCAACTGAATGAACTGATCACCCTGAGGACCGGGCACACGCTTCTCAACCGCGTAGTAGCGGTTGTAAACGGGCACACCACCGATCTTGTCGTACACACCCAGAGCGCCTGCCACGATGCCTGCACCGAGGTCAGACAGCAGAGCAGCCGATTCTGCGGTCTGGTCCGCGTACATTTCTGCCCCGCCACTGCGGGCGAGTTTCAACTTGTCGGCATCGCCAAGACGGTTGTATCTGTTTAACGCGGCAGCACGATAGCGCGAGCGAGACTCGGGCGCGATGGCGTCAGTGATGCGCTGCTCAAAACCCTTCTCTTGCCGAACCGTCGTGGTCTGGAGGGTCCGGGCAGTGATGGCAGGATCAATCTGGGACTTCAGGCTGAACCGGATGTCAGGGCTTGTTGGTTCAAACGTGCCCACATTCCCAATGGCAGACTTGACCTGAGTCGGCTTGTAAACGGCTAGGTTTTTGCGACCTTCCTCTTTTACATAGAAAGAATCAAAGCCTGCCAGTTGTATTGCTTCTTGGACTTCTGGTAATTCAATAATTTCCCAATTACCACTACGAATATCGCTCCAAAAATAATCATCATCAAGATTTAATTCTTCTTTAATGCGACGAATGTGACGAGTATTTTGATAATCAAATGGGTTTTCTGCCTTTACAAATAAAGGCATGATGTGAGGTCCTGTCAATGGCTCAAACCCATATGTTTGACTTTCTTTGGCAAATTTTTCCGCAAATACCGGATCATCTGTTAAGAAAATGGGCGCACCACGCTTGGTTTTCCGGGTGAAATCAGTTGTGTCTTTGGCAAGGCCGTGATACATCAACTTTGGCTCACCATTGGCATCCACAACCTTGCTGTCACCGAACCACCGCCTGAACGCTTCGGTCTGAGGAGCACGCAGGCTGAACTTGACTTCACCTTCGCCGCCGAATTTCTGTTTAACCTCATCGCGGTACTCCCAACTCAGGGGAGTCATCTCCACATTGCGGATGCCTGCGATGGCTTTTCCTTGGGAGCCAAATGACTGCGGCCTGAGGTAAACGCTTTTGGGCTTGGCACTCTTTTCGTGACTGCCACCAGACAACCCAAGGTAAACAGGAACTTCCTCAATGCCTGCGTCCCGAAGAGCCATCATGCGGTGGCGACCCTCGTGTCCCGTAATTTCGTATTCATCAGGGCTGATGCGGCGGATGTCGAGCGTTATCGGCTGACGCTCATTTGCAAGTTCTTCGCGCCGCAGCGGTTCACGCTCTGTCTCAAGCCGCTCCCGGTAATCTCGGGTTGCAGTGGCATCAAGGAAGTCACTTGGACGGATAAACGCAGCGTAGCCCTTGGTATCACCCTCTCGACCATTCTGCGTGTACATGTTGGACGAAATCAGAGACTCAATGCGCTTGTCAGTCCAACGGCCCGAGCGCAGGCTGAACCGGATGTCACCCGCCTTCTGAGCCTCCACAGCCTGCTCTTCGGTCATGCCAACCCGAGCAGCCTCTTCTGCCGTGGGGGGACGCTGTCCGAAGGTGCCGACGTTCTTGTCGATGGACTTGATCTTGGTGATGTCGTACACACCAAGGTTCTTGGTCCTGCCCTCGCTGACATAGAACGAGTCGAAGTTCTTCCGGATGGCCCTCTGGACCTCGGGCGTCTCAATGTCGCTCCAGTCGCCCAGGCTGACCGTCTCCTTGTACCTGTCGTTTACCGCCTTCTGGAACTCCTTCGGGGTGCGCTCCAGGGTCTGCTTGAGCATGAAGTTCTCAGGGGCGAAGATGTCCACACCCTTCGGGGCAGGCTCGTACCCGTACTTCCTCTTGACCTCCGGGTCAGAGAGCATGTTCTTCATCACCGTGTTTACATGCTCTTTGTTGTCGTAGTCGAACGGCCTCTCTGAGAGGACGTACAACTCCATCACCTGTTCCTTGGCCTCAGGAATCTTGGAGAAGGCGATGTCGTACCAGATGTCTTCCAGTTCACCCTTGAACTTGTAAACGCCCGTCTCCTTGGCGTCCATCAACGTGTCGTTGATGCTGTCCATGAACTGCATCGTGGTCTTGCTCTGCTTGCCGTACTCCGCGTAAACCCTCTGCCGCAGTTCTTGGACGATGGGCCGGATTTCAGATACGGGCAGGAACTCACCAATGTGCCGCACCATCCAGTTGCGGGATGCTGATGTAAACGGTTGGGCAAACCGGGGGTTGGGACTGACGAAGGTAGCCCCCGCCTGCTTGGGACGGAACTTGAAGAAGGTCAGCCCAGTGCCGTGGTACATGGGAATCAGGTTCCCATCCTTGTCCACGATGGCCGACTTCTTCGCGGCCTCCTGCAACTCGGGCGTGGTTAAACGAGTCTCTGCAAGGCTGAACTTGGGAGGCGTTACTTCTGTGGGTTCTGCTTGGGCAGGCTCTCCACGAACTTCTGTAGCGCCTGCGACCTCTCCTCTGGCGACATCCCCACGACCATCGCGCTCAGGGAAGACCACAGAGGGTCCCTCTCGTCTATCAGTCTTTTGGGACTGGGCGATGATGGCTTCTTCGTATCCGATGTCATCTGCTTTCCTTCCGCTGAGTTTTTCGTATAAACGCTTCTCGTAATACCAAAGAGCGGCTTGGATGTCTGCCAACGTCAAGTCAATGCCCTCGCTCCTCAGGATGCCCTGAGCACGGCGAGCCGCCCGGTACATAAAGTCACGGTCATTGGCTGTAAACGGCGCCTCTTCCAGACCTTCAAACTCGTTCTTGTAGATGGTGTTTGCCATCTTTTCGAGGTTGTGGTCATACAGGAGTTGGTCATAGGCGGGGCCTGCCACTCGCTGTGCCTTGGTAAACCAAGCGGGCTTGGCTCCCTTTTTAGATGGCTCCTTTGAGCCAACCAGATGCTCCAGTTCGGTGGTGTACCCAAACTCTTCGTACTTGTTACGCAAGGGGATCGTTGCCGCCACCAGATCATCACGATCCATTGACGGGTCACCGATCATGTCCCGGAACTTTTCGATTGAGGCATCTGTGGCGCGGGGGATGAGCAGGCCACGCATCCGATTGATGGAGCGAGTCCACCACAAATCCATCGTCAGGTAGCCTTCAGAGCCGGAGAGGTTGGCGTAGAAAGCCCCCAGTTTTGGCCCGAAGTAAACAGCCGCCGCAGGAACAACGGTGTTGTACAGGTAACTTGTGTCTGGCTCTTCACCCATTGCCCGCAGTTGGGCATTCATGTCCTTGACGGTGATTTCTTGCTTGAGCACCTTCTCAAAGTCGGTGCCATGCTTTGCCAGAAGGTCTTGGATGACCTGAAGGTTGTTCTCTAAAGCGGTTGCTCGACGGTTGCCCATCGCAACCAATGGCTTTCCACTACGCAACTTGGAGTACAGCGTGATGGCGTTGTCGATGTTCTTGTTGACCTTTTCGCCGTTGGAGGTCACGGCAACCAGTGCCGTAAATACCGCCCGTGCGTGTCGGTTTGTGGCAAGTTCCGGGAACCGATTGCCAAGCCGTTTAACGGCCCGTGGATAGTTGTTTGAGTACCACCCAAGCCCGGTTCCAGTCTCACGCTTGCCTGCCGTCAGTTGATATGCCACCTCATCCGCGATGGCCTTGGCGATGGCCGTCTCGTTGAGCAGGTTCAACTTCTTGCGGTCCATCTTCCCCTGTTCGCGGAGGGTTTGCTCGTTTAACGCAATACCAATGTCACGAACCTTGTTGGCGATGCCGCGCTTGGTTGCAATGTTCAGTCCAAGTTCTGCCCGCGCAAACTCATCGTTGGCCTCCATGATGGCCCGTGTAGACAGGGGCACTTCACCACGCAGGCTGAACTTGCCTTCGGGGGCTTTTTGTTCAATTGGGATGTTGTGCCGACCAATCAGGACGGCAAAGCCCTGCTGCCCTATCGGATCACGGTGCAGGTATCCATCAAACCCTGCCCGCATGATCGAACGCTCAAGGTTGGAGGCTCGGTCATTGGCGTCTTCACCACGGTTGTTCTTGATGATGCCAAGCGGGTCAGCAATGACATCGTATAAGTTGTTTAGACGAACAATGTGCTGAACGCCACCAACCCCTGCCTCTTGGCGCACACCCTTGCCCGTGTTTACATAAAAGTAAATGCGGGGCTTGATGTCTGAGTTCTTGGCGTCAGAAAGACGGTCAGCCTCGGCACCCCGAAGGCCGGTGCCGTAGTAACCCGAGATGAGGGTGTCTCTGGGCTTTTGGCTGAAATGAACGCCAATGGCGCTTACTGCGCCTTCTCGGGGGCTTCCGTATTCTGCTTGGGGTTCACCAGTCTGAGGAGCGATTCCTCCGCTGACTGAGCGAGTGATTGCTCTGGAGTCAATCCATCGATCCCTGAGTTTGAGCGCTTCTTCTGATAGGTACTGAAGCCGATTGCGCCCTTCCCGCCGAGCATCTGGCCCTGGGGCACCGTCACGGTATTTACTTTCGCCATATCGAGTCCCCTCAAGGTAGTCTTCACGCTTGTCGGGCCAAACAAGTTCGCTATGGAAACGAACAGGCAACGACACATCGATGCTTCCATCATAGTCAAACGACTCAATAGCGTCAACGATGGCAGACCGATATTGGTCATCCGTCAGGGTTTCAATGCTGTCGTTGTAGGCCGAGAAGTTCCCGTACAACAGCGCACCATCGCGCAACGTGTCGCCTTCAGCCTGGGGAACCCGGTCTGCGATATGCCTGCGAAGTTGTGTGATCTTCTGATCGTCCATGCCCTTGGGCAAGAAGACCTTGACGAAGCCCGCTTGGTTGTCTGATGTGGTGTTGAACTCATCAAAGGCAACCATCGCCTTCTGATCCAACACATACCCCAACACACTTGCCAGTTCAGACAGGTCTTCTGCCGACGCACTATCAGGGGCAGAGATCAAAACATTTGGATTCCTCTGGCCTTCGTATGTCCCAGATGAAAACTGATACTTGTAGCCTTTAAACCCAAGGTAATCGAGTACGCGGCCCACGACTTGGTTGGCAACAGACTTGGTCGCACTCATGCGCTCTTCGTCCGTCATCTGCTTCCAAGACTCGGATACAGGCTGATCTGGGTTGGGGGCAACCTCTGCAATAACGCCGCGAGGAGATGGGACTCCCTGTTGGGCAAGGCTCGCTTTGGGCTGAGTTGGCGTCTCTTGTTTAACAGTCTTCTGCGGTGCAGAAACCTGCCCCTTTTCAACCCGCTCAAACAGACGCTCGGGCGTGACCTCTGCCATGCCAACCGATTCCTTGATCGACTGGAAGAGATTACGCATCTTGGCGATCAGCGCCCGGATCATGCCCGGAGGTGCCTTGGCGACGGCGAAGTCCCCAAACGCATCCGCGATGGCCTCTTCAACCATCGACTCCTGAATGGCGGCGTCATCCAACCCTTGCTGTTTGAACAGACGGGTGTATGCGTCGTACCTGCTTTCCTTGCCCGGTTGCAGGTAGTTGCCGTCGATGTCCCGGTTACGCAGGTAGGTGTCGATCCAAGTCGTGTTGGCCTGTTTAACCAGAGACTGCCACTGCGCCGGAGTGAAGAACTCCAACTCCTTGAGCGCGTGGATGGACTCATGTTTAAGTGCCCGCACAGGGTCAGCCGTGTTCACGGCCAACTGGATCAGGCCCTTGGAGTAAACACCGTTGGCGTTCTTCAGGTCATCGATGACCTTCACGCCCACGTTGGTCAGACCGTAGCGTTTAACCTGCTCTTGGAGGAGGCCCTGGAACTTCTCCATCTGCGATGAGATGACCGATTCCTGCTCCGCGATCAGTTCCTGGGTGGTCGGAGGCTTGAACTCAGCAGGAGTTACTGGAGCGGGTGGGACTCCTTCTCCTGCAACAGGCGCTCCAACATCCGCGACAGGAGGAACCACTCCAGTTCGTTCAACTCCCTCAACTCCTGGGGCGGGTCCAGTGTCAGTGGGTCCAACAGGAACTGGAACGCCTTCTCCACCTGCTGTTTCGACAACTTGTCCAACATCAGGCACCTCCCTCGTGCTCAGGTACTCGTTGATGACGTTTAACGCATCAGTGGCTGCTTGACGCTGCCCTCGACTGACCTCGGGACTGGTGCTTGCGGCACTCAGGGTTGCCTTGATCTCTTCAGCCTGTGCGGGGTCGTTGATGTCCTTGTTCAGGAGGATGTTGTACAAGTCACCCTTGCGGAAGCCAAGGTCCTTCAGGGCATCCTTATCAAGACGGTTGCGGCCCTCTTCATCTGCCTGGGCACGGAGTTCTTCAAGGAACGCCTTGCGGGCGATGATGTCGGACTGGGTGTTGCGGATGTCCTCATCCAGAGACTTCATCTCGGGGGTCAGGCTCTTCTTGCCGAGCACCACATCTGTGGTGCCAGACACCACACCACCACCCAGACCGCCCTTCAAGCCTGCGTTGAGGAACCGCTCAAGGTTCTTCTCGGAGAAGAACTCTTGGTTCTCATCCACGAACTTCTCAGCAGCAGCGGAGGACATCTCCTGAGCCGCTTCCGTTGCACCCTCGGTGAGGAATCCCTTGGATGCCCCGACACCGAAGCGTTTAATCCAGGCACCAACGGCCTGCTCTTCAGGGATGCCTGACTTCCTGAGTTTGGTCAGGATAGACAGCGGAAGCGCGGCATCAAGTAGGCTGTTGAACCCACCAAAGAGGAGGGCTGACCCGATGCTTTCCTGCTCCGTCTCGTCCTTGATGTTCTTGTAAACCTCAGGGACGTTCTGGAGGGATGATCCGGCGACGATACCGACCGCGTCGTACTTGATTGCGGTGCGTCGTGCGGCTTCGATTCCGGCCTGTCGGATTTCATCCTGAACTTCTTTCTTGGCAAGGGCCTCTGCTCCTTGCTCTGCCACCTTCTTCTTGGCCGCAGCCTCTGCTGCTTCCTTGGCGGCAATGACCGCACCACGACTTGCCACGCCCGCGATACCACCTGTAAACAGGGATGGCAGGATGGACGGGATCAGTTCACCGACCGACTCCGTGATGTAAGTGATCGCATCGCCAACGCCCTTGACATCCTTGTAGGACGGTACGGCAGCGGCGTACTTCTCCTGAATCTTCTGTTCGGTTTCAGCGGCCTCTCGGAACTGACGCTCCGCATACTCGTTTGCACCAAACAGCCGTCCTGCCATCGCGGGCAGGATGTCACCCATGAGGATTCCGGTCTGAAGGAATCCACGTTGCACGGCAGGGATGAACCCGCCCTGCGGCTTCGGTGCCGCAGCGGCAGGCTCAGTCTCCAACTGAAATCCCGGTGGAAGTTGAACGCCTTTGGAAGGCTCCTCTTCAAGGACGAATCCGGGCGGCAGGGCCATTCATTACCTCACGCGGGTTGCCAAGTCTTTCCACCATCCGTGGACATGATCCGTTGACCAGTCTTTGGGTTGGATGCGTACATCGGTGCGGCAGACGATTGTGTTGGGGCCTTCTTGACCGCCCCAGGACCATAAATCATCGTCTGCAATCTATCAATCTCTTTGCGGATGTCGGAGGTCTGAGCATCGATCTCCTGCTGCATGCGCCGCTGAGACTCAAGATAGGCCCTTTGAGCCTCTGGGGTCACGGCCTGTTTACCTAACTGCATGGCGTTGTATGCCATCGTTGCCGGGTCAGTCTTGGCCCAACGGTCCTTGATCTGATCGACGGCCCGGTTGTACTCAGCGTTGTTTGCACGCAGGAGTTCGGCCATCTTCTGATCGATGCCCGTCTGGCGCATGGTGGCACGATCTGCCGCACTGGATTCCACCTGGGCACGAACCCGAGCCTCCGCGCTGTTGATCTCTGCGCGGGTCTTGGCGATCTCCAGTTCAAGCAACTTCTGCTTGCGGTTGGCGTCCACAACGGCCATGCGCTCCTTCTCTGCGTTCTGGTAGTGACCCATGTCGGTCTCGTACTTGAACTTACGCAGTGAATTGACTCGCTCGGCCTTGACGGACTCCAAGTCCATGCGGAGGTCTTCGATCTTCTCCAGGCGGTTCCGCACCCCTTCGTCATAGGCCATTGCAGAGCGAGCACCAGAGGCGAGTTCTGCCCCGATACCGCCCTGGCCCTTGATTCCACGGGCACCAAGCAGGAACTCCTTGATCCCGCCCAGGCCCTTCTCGGATTCAAGTTGTGCGGCGCGGCGGGCCAACTTTTCATCCTGACGGCGGTACATGTCCTCGTACTGACTGATCTGTTTAAGCACCATGTCCGGGTCATTCCCGGTGGCCCTTGCGTACTGATCAGCAGCGTTCTTCTTCTCCAACGCATGTTGGACATTGCCTTCTGCGCTAGGCAGGATGGGCAACTTCGACAATTCCTGAGCGATGGTTTGCATCGCAGCAAGGTCCTTCTGAGAAGAAGAAGCCAAGCCCTCGGTCGGACGCACAGCAGGGGCGCGTTGAGCCGCGGGGAGCGTTTGAACGATGCCACCTTCGGGCGGGGCAGGCGGGGCAGGCGGCAACGCAACAGGCGCGTTTACAGACCCATACGGGACATCCTGCTCAAACCGGGCGGCTTCTTTCTCAGTGTCTTCAACGATGCGACGATCCTTCAGCACATCAGAGAGTCTTGAGCCGGAAGGTGCCATACGAGAAAGCGCATCAAGCACCCGCTCATACCCGCGCCGCTGATCCGGAGAGGACTCCATGCCGCTCCTCTCGCGCATCAATCGCTTCCACCAAGGCTCTTCCGCAACCGAGCCATCTTGGCCTGAATAGCCAACGATGCCGCCATCGGCGTAGTTGCCCATCTGGGGGTTTAACCCCTCAATACCCGCCGGAGGGCGTTGTGCCATTGCCTGCTGCATCAGAGCCTTCTGGGCTTCTTGCATCTGCATGGCCTGAATCTGCCCGCCCAGACCAACCTGTTGGGCGATCTCGTTTACAGCAGGGGCGACCGCCTTCTGCATGAGTTGAGCCGCGACCGTGGGCTGTCCGTCCTTGGTCGTGGGTTGGAACTCACCGAATTGCGCGGCCTTGTCGAGCGTCATTGCAGCCGCGAGCGCAGGATTGATGGCGGTTTGCATATCAGGCAGGCTTCGTGGTGGTGGAGGAAGACTTCTTGACAGGCTCTGTGGGGAACATGCGCTGATAAATATCCATCAAACCCCCGGTCGTGTTCATCCAGTTGCTCAGTGAACTGGGCTGTTGGTACGAGGCTGCGATGGACTGAATCGGCATCCCCTGGAGCATGGACTGTTGGAACTGCAACTGTTTATACGGGTAATCCCGCTGTCGCTCAAATTCGGCCAGATCGGCTGCAATGCCTTCGGATTCGATGCCACGCTGTGCTGCCCCGGCGCTGCTCAACATGCCTGCCAGACCCATTCCTTGGGCCTGCTCTCGGTTGAACTGATCCATCGCCTTGTCGAAGGCGGTGGCGTACCCCTGGCCGATGGTGCTGCCCATCTGCGTCATCAGGTTGCGCTGCAACTCGGCATCCATGATGGCTTGCCGACTGCCCCCGAATGCCCCGGCCTGGGTCATCCGAGATGCGTTCTGCATCTGCTGAATCTGAGACTGACGGCGCAGTTCTTCCAGTTGCGGCTGAAGCACGTTCTGGAGATACGGGTTCATGTACTGACCCGCGATCCCGGTCGGGGCAGTAACACCTTGCGTCGGGCCAGAGGTCGAGGCGGTGGGGAGCGTGGGCGCACCAGTCGATGTAAACGACTGACCCAGTTGTCCGGGGAAGCCGATCTTCCCCAGGCCCTCAAAGTATTGGGTCTGAAGGCTCGACGGGCCTGCGGTCAGCGGTCCACCGTATACCTGATAGGGCTGCTCGGTCAGGGCCTCTGCCTTGCCGAGCATGGAGGTCACATACGGGCCTGCCCATTCGGATAGGGTTTCCTGACGGCCAGTCTGCCCTGGTGCGACTGCGGGTGCTGTTGCCATGTTTAATCCTCAGGCCAACTTGTTGAGTTCACGATCAGCGCCGGATGGCTTGCCGCGCTTTGATTTCTTGGCGCGAGCCTCGACACGATCAAGCATTGCGTAGAGTTTGCGGGCACCCGCATCAGACGAGCCGTTGCCGATCTCTGACACCACGCGGGCCGGGACAACGAACTCACCGTCTGCAAGGCGGGCCTCTTCACCAGAGCCTGCGAAGCGGGCAGGGATGGAGTCCGACACCCCATCACCATTGCCCTTGAGGTAACGACCACGATTGAGCATCACGATGTCGTGGCTACCACCTTGGGCGAGGGAGGCAATGCCACCGGGCATAGAGCCGCCCGCAGCCGCTCCGGGGGCCGGAGGGGGAGGAGGGGGAGGCGCAACAAGAAACTCTTCTGCCGTCTTGGGTGTGTAGCCTGCGGGCACAAACTTACCCGGAGCGAAGTAAGAGATGCCGCCCTGACCCGGACGGTAGTTCTCGGGGCGCTGTTGGGCGACCGGAGTCTGGGCGCGTTCGTAGGTGAACTTCGGGATGCCGCCTTGGTAGCCAACGGGTTGTTGCTGTTGGCTTCCGAACATCTTGTTCAGCAAGGCAGCGATGCCTCCAAACGCCGCAAGTTGGGATAGTTGTCCATAGCCACCGCCGAACAAACTGCTGAGAGCATTACCGAAGCGCCCCTGCTCCATGTCGGTAAGGAACGTGCCCCAGGCGCCTGGAGTTCCCCATCCTGAACCGGGTGTTCCCGGCGTTACACCGGGCGGAAGGCCAGTTTCTCCAACATAACCAAAGTCATCTGTTGGAACAGTCAGTCCGGTTTCTGCACGCTCTCCACCCCCCTCTCCAGGGAGAACTTGAAGTCCATCACTGGAACCAGTCCAAGGGCTGTATTCATCGGACATGTCAATCCCTTCCAATAATCTTCATCAGTTCATTGACGGTTGCCACAGGATTTTCCTCGGCAAGCGACATTAAACGGGTGTAGGCATCTTCTGCCCCATTCTCCCCGCCCTCACCCTCTAGGGCAAGTTCCACAGACCGTCGAGCCTGCTCCTTCCTTCCCTGGAAATCCGACACATCGGCCATCGATTTTGCACCTGGGCCGAACTGCAACGCACCCCTGCCGTAGAACACATCGGCCAATCCTGGCCGGAACGGTTGAACGGGGGCCTGTTGCTGCGGCTGCTGTTGGAACCGCGGCATAGCAACGGGGGCGCGAGTTGGCGTCGGCCTCGGAGTTGGCCTTGATGGCGGCTTTGGAGCAGGCGCCGGAGTCGGCGCGGGCGTGGGTGCCGGAGTAGGCGCAGGCGTAGGAGTCGGGCCTGGAGGAGGCTCGGGGGCAGGGGCAACGGGCGCCGGAGCAGGTGCAGGTGTCGGTGCGGGTGGCGGCGGTGGCGGCTCCGGTGATGGCTTAGGTGGCTCAGGCACAACTACGTTTGGCGCAGGAGCCGGGACCGGGGCAGGAGTAGGTGCCGGAGCAGGCGCCGGGGTCGGCGCAGGAGCCGGAGCAGGTGCGGGAGTCGGCGCAGGAGCCGGGGTCGGCGTGGGTGTAAACGTAGGAGCCGGAGCCGGAGCCAACACAGGCGCCGGGGCAGGGTTATACCCAACCCCGCTTTCCATGTCTTTGTTGATGGACCGGACATCCCCAATATCAATCACACCATCCCCGTTGTAATCGACGGCAGGAACACCATTCGATGAAGACGGTTCAACACCGGACCTGACGGCACGGACGTACTCGGTGATTGAGTCTTGGACCCGTGAAGCCAGGGATGGCGCAGGCGGCGCAACTTCAGCAGGAGCGGGTGCCGCAACAGGTGCCGCACCAACATCCGCTGCGGTCAGCACATTCCCATCCTGATCAATGGCAACCACTGTCTCCGGCGCAATTATTGGTGCAGGAGCGGGGGTTGGCGTCGGGGTCGGCGCAGCAGCAGGCTCAGGCGCAGGTGCAGGCGCGGGAGTGGGCGCAGGACTGGGCGCAGGCGTAGGAGCCGGGGTGGGTGTCGGCGCGGGACTCGGTGTTGGCGCAGGGCTAGGTGCAGGCGTTGGCGCAGGCGTCGGTGCGGGCGTCGGTGCCGTAGTAGGCGCAGGAGCCGGAGTGGGCGCCGGAGATGGTGCGGGTGTCGGAGCAGGTGCAGGCTCAGGCGCCGGAGCGGGGGTCGGTGCCGGAGTGGGTGCAGGCGTCGGCGCCGGAGTTGGTGCCGGAGCAGGTGTAGGAGCGGGCGCAGGACTAGGCGCAGGTGATGGGGCCGGGCTAGGCGTAGGAGCCGGACTCGGTGCGGGTGCAGGGCTTGGAGCCGGAGCAGGTCCAGGCGCAGGTCCAGGCGCAGGTGCGGGCGATGGTGCTCCAATCCCTGCTCCGGTTCCCGCTCCAGTGCCTGTTCCAGTGCCTGTTCCAG